AAGCGAGAGCGAGGACGGACGATGAGCAATTTTTGGACCCGCGCTCAGAGCGAGGCGGCCTTCATTATGTGGCGTGACGGCGAACGAGCGGCCGTGATCGGCGAGCGCATCGGCAAGACGCGCAACGCCGTCATCGGCCGGGCGGATCGGTGCGGTTTCGGCCGGCACCCATGCCCCCACGACTTGAGGCAGAAGGCATGAGCGAGATCGTCGCGTTCGCCTTCTATGGCGCCGCCATCCCGAAGGCCCGAGCCGGTCGGAATGGCCAGCAATCGTTCACGCCCAAGCGCAACGCCGCGTTCGAGGCCAACATCCGCGCCATCGGTGCCGTCGCCATGGCCAAAGCCGGCCAGGCTCCGTCGTGCGACGCCTGCCGGGTCGAAATGGCGTTCGAGCGGTGCATCCCGAAATCTTGGTCAAAAAAGAAGGCGCTCGAAATGCGTGGCCTGCCCATCACCGGACGCCCGGACATCGACAACCTCGCCAAGGCCATCCTCGATGCCCTGAACGGCGTGACCTACGAGGACGATGCCCAGGTGTCGGATCTGCACGTCACCCGGCGCTGGGGCGAGACCGACTCCGTCCGCGTGCGCATCCTTCATGCGGACGGGCCCGGCGTGCTGGCTGAGGTGCTGTGATGGACGTGCGTCTTTTCACCGACTCAGAACTCGCCGCCTACCGCAGCCTGAAACGCGGCCGCTGGTCGAATGCGGGCATTGCCGCTCGCTTTCATCGCACGCCGCAAGCGGTCGACATTGCCCTGAACACGCTCCTCGGCCGCACGTCGCGTGAAGCGGCGCTCGAGCTCAACCATCGCCAGTTGGTCGCGGCATGAGCGCCAAGGATTCGCGCGGCACGGTCGAGCGCACCTATCAGACCGCCGACGGACGCACCGTCGCCATGATCCGCTGGACGCGCGGCATCGGGCCCGCTCAGGCGTTCGGCGACTTCCGCGAAGGGCAGGCCGTGAAGCTGGCCGGCCGGAAGGTGGTGGCGGTGTGACCGACGCCTTCCCGATCACTCTGCCCGCGTCCCTGCCCTCCGCCCTGGAGGCCGAGCAATTCCTACTGGGCGCGGTCCTGTTCGACAACGCCGTGGTCAAGCGGCTGGGTGAGCCGATCACCGGCGACAGTTTCGGCGAGCCCTATCATGCGCGCCTGTGGGACATGGCCACGGGGCTGATCGAGCGCGGGCGCTTGGCTGAACCGACGGCCCTGCACGAGCGGCTGAAAGAGGACGCGACCTATCTGCAATACGGCGGGCTGAAATACCTCGCCGATCTGGTTGACAAGGCACCGTCATCGCACACCGCGCCTGACTATGCCCGGCGAGTCACTGAGGCCGCACGTCGGCGCGAGATCATCCGCATCGCCGGGGAAGCCGCCCAGGCCGCCCGTGACCCTGAGCAAGATCCGTTCACGGTGATCACCGCGACCGACGCTGCCATGGGCGCGTTGATGGTCGCAGCGGCACCCGACGGGCACACGCTGGTTGCCGCACGGGCGGCCGCTCAGGACGTGGTGCGCGAGCTCGACCACGAGGCCGAGACCGGCACATCCCCGGGCGTCACCGTCGGGCTGGATTGCATAGACGAGTCCCTGCTGGGCCTGTTCCCGAACGAGCTCCTGATCCTCGCCGGCCGCCCGTCCATGGGCAAGACCGCGCTCGCCCGGGCAATCGCCTTCGCCTGCGCCCGCAAGAACCCGTCTGAGAAAGTGGCGTTCTTCGCCCTGGAGATGGATCGCCGGCAGGTCTCGCGCCGGAACCTGTCGCAACTGACCTATGAGGCCGGCCACGGGATCGCATACCGCGACATGAAGCGCGGGCGCGATCTGACAGGCGAGCAGCGCGCTCATCTCGCCGAGGCATCGGCCCGGGTGCCCGAGAACATGATTCTCGACGACACCGCCACCCTGTCCATCGAGCACATCGAGCGCCGCCTGATCGCTCTCTCGCGCAAGGGCAAGGTCCGGCTCGCCGTCATCGACTACCTGCAGATCATGGATCTGACCGACCTGCTGCGACAGGGCGTCAACCTGACGACGGCGCTGGGCATGGTCACGTCGCGGCTGAAGCGGCTCGCCAAGCAACTGGGCATGAGCATCCTGCTGCTCTCGCAACTGTCACGCAAATGCGAGGACCGCGACAACAAGCGGCCGCAACTGTCCGACCTGCGCGACTCCGGGTCCATCGAGCAGGACGCATCGTCTGTGCTGTTCACCTATCGGGACAGCTACTACCTCGAGCGCGAAGGCCCCAAGCGTGGCCAGTCCCGCGACGAGCACGACATGGCCATCGCCGCGTCGCACCGGGTCATGGAGGTCATCTGCGGCAAGTCCCGCGAAGGCCCCATCGGCATCACCCGCCAGATCTATCTCGCGGAATTCGACGTCATCGAGAACATGGGGAGGTTCTGATGGGCAAGCGTTCATCGTTCGAGCGCCGTCCGCGCGACTTCTACCCGACGCCGGCCGCCGCGGTCGCGCCTCTACTTCCGCACCTGCGGCCGCAGACGGTGTTTGCCGAGCCGTGCGCAGGCGACGGGGCCCTGATCGACCACCTGACAGCCGCCGGACATATTTGCGCCTGGGCGAGCGATATTGAGCCTCGCCGGGGCGACGTGCATGAGAACGACGCGACGTCCTGCGGGATCGGTGGCGCGGAGTGCTTCATCACGAACAGTCCGTGGGAGCGGACGATCCTGCACGAGATCATCGTCGCGCTCTCTGACAAAGCGCCGACCTGGCTGCTGCTGGACGCCGACTGGATTCACACCCGCCAGGCCGCCCCCTACCTGCCCCGCCTTCGCAAGATCGTCTCGGTCGGGCGGGTGAAGTGGATTCCCGACTCCAAGATGACCGGCAAGGACAACTGCGCTTGGCACCTGTTTGACGCGCCGAACCTGTCGGCCGCCTCTTTTTATGGACGAGCCGCATGACCGAACCTTTGACCCCGCCCGACTGCGATCTGCGCGACTTTTCGTTCATGCCGCTCGACGCCGGCCGCCTGTTCGGTTCCGAGTTTCACGCCATCGCCAACGACTCCGAGTGGCGCGCAGGCGTGTGCCTCTGGCTGAAGTCCTGGCATCAGGTTCCGGCCGCCAGTTTGCCAAACGACGACACGATGCTGTGCCGTCTCGCTGAGTATGGGCGGGACATTCGGACGTGGCGAAAGGTCCGCGACGTGGCGCTCAGGGGCTGGGTGCTGTGCAGCGACGGCCGCCTCTATCATGAGACCGTCGCGCAAAAAGCGGTCGAGGCATGGGAGAGAAAACAGGCATTCAGGAAGCGCACCGAGAAGGCTCGACAGGCGCGGCTTGGCCGTCGTGACGACGATAACAATGCCCCTGTCACGCCGTCTGTAACAGAGACTGTCGATGCGTCTGTAACAGCGACGACAGGGACAGGGACAGGGACAGGGACAAAGAAAGAGTCAACGCGCGATGCGCGCTTGGCCGACGAGATCATTGATCGGGTCTGGTCCGACGCGCCTCCGAAAGCCCGTGAACGATCCAGCAAGGCCGACGTTCGGCGGACCCTGGCTGCAGCGGTCAAACGCGGTGGAGCGGTCGACGAGATCATTCGCGCCCTGAAAGCCTACTGGCGGTCGGAGGATGCCTCCAAGTCCGACGGCGCATTCGCCAAAGGCATTCATCGGATGATCGAGGGCGACCGCTGGCGGGACTGGGCAAGTGCGCCGGCCGGGTCCGCGGTCAATCCCGTCGACGCGCCGGTCAACTGGGCATGGCGGATGGAGCAATGGCGAGCGAGCCGGATGTGGCTTGGCGCATGGGGTCCGACGCCGAATGAGCAGCGGTGCCTGTGCCCGGCCGATCTGCTGGAGGGGAAGTGATGCCGGATCTGTGCAGGGATAGCTCGTGCATCGAATGCGGCGGCAAAGGCAGGATCGCGAGCGGCCGGGAAGTGTGCCCGGAACGCCGGGATCGGGCGGCATGGGTGTTCTGGCTGTGCGAGTGCGGTGCTTTTGTCAGTTGCCACCCGGGAACGGCGGTGCCCATGGGGCGACCGGCCAACGGACGCACGCGGTCATTCCGCATCCGAGCTCATGAAGCCCTAGACCGGCGCTGGATGCGCGTCGGCGGGAAGCGTTCAAAGCACGCGACAAGCCGGTCGCGCCGGAAAGCCTATGCCTGGCTGGCGACGCAACTCGGAATCAGGGTGGAGGATTGTCACATCGGCCTGTTCGATGAGGCTATGTGCCGGCGGGTCATTTCCATCTGCGAATCCCAGGCTCGCGCGGCATGACGGCGGACGCAAAAATGCCCGACGGTGCGGTGTGTGTCCGCATCGCCGGGCATGGGGTCGCGTGGCGCTCGAGGGTCTAATCAGCCTCGCTTGTGAACCCGTCCGGCCGCCAGCCGTCCGCGAAGGCTTCAACCGCGACCGCGACGGGCCCGGATATTTCCCGGCGCCCATCTTCCATTTCACGGACTCGCGTGGCCGCTTTTTCCGGTGCCCCGGCTAGGCGGAGAGCTCGCGCCATGGTGCGGAGACTCCAACCCAGACGGTGCCGCGCGGCCTTTAGGTCGTCCGGCGTGGTGATCATGGCATGGCCGGGGGCGTGTCGAGAAAGGTTCGCGCCGTGTCCATTGCCTGCAAGGCCTGATCTATCAGGGCTCGCGCTTGCCGGTCCGCATAGGTTTCCGGCTCAATGCGGAGATAGTCGCGAACCGTGGCGGCCGCGTCTGAAAGCGTGTCGCTGATCATTAGAAAAGACTCCCCTGATTGATCGCGGTTTCATCCCATAGGCCGCCACAAGGCAAGCCTGCAGCCCCTCGCCTTGCCTCTCGCCGCTGGCGTTCCTGGGCAAGCTGGCGAGCGGTTAGCGGGACGGCCGCAACACCGGGAATCAGGGACTGATCCGCCGCGCCGTCGGCTAGGGTGACAGTTTCGGAGGCAATGCCTGTCACAACCCCGACGGCGTCGCTCCCCTTGCCGCGCGTGGCCGAATAGAACGCCCCTCCCGCCCATAGTGCGGCCGCGATAGCTTCGGCGGCCGGGACGGTTTCGGCTTGGATCAGAAACCGGGGCGCTTCGGGATTGCCCGAACGGATGCGGCGAAAATCGCCAAGCGTCGTCCAAAACGTGTGGATTCCGTCGCGGTCGCGGACTGTGTGAAAGAACGTCGCCATCACGCCGCCTCCCCATAGGACATTGCCCAGTCATCAACCGACTCCGGCCACGTTTCCGCATACAAGGACTCGTGATCATCCGGTTCCGGCTCGACATAGGGCGCCCAGTCCGACTCGGCGGGATAGCAGGGAGTCCCGGCTATCTCGCGTTCAATGGCGGCCAAGAGATCGCCGACGCCTAGCCGGTGCAATTCGTCATCCCGATCCGCGCCCATGCCCAGTGACGGCGAGGCATAGCCGGACACATAGCCCCGCTCGCAAGCGAGATCGGCCGCGCAGTCGAGAGCTAGGCCGGTGTCCGTCACAAGCTTGCGGCGGAATGCCCCGCGCCGGTGCCATAGGTGCGCGCCCATTGCCTGCAGGTCTCCGCCGGTATCGCGAAGGCCGCCCGCCCGTGACAGAAACTCGCAAAGAGACATAGGCGGGCGTTCCGGCTTCACGGCCACGCTAGGCCGCTTTTCCGGGGCGCCCAGTGCCTTCGCCAGTGTCCGGGCCGCAATGCGCCAATCCGCGCGTTTGTGGCTCTCAGCGGCCACGGCAAAGGCTTTTTGCCCGGCCGGATCGTTCGTCACCAACGCGAGGGCCTGGGCGGCCATGCGCCAACGCTTGCGGGCGCCCGGCTCGCCAGTGCGGGACTCGGCGGCCTGATAGAGTTTGAGGGCGGGGCTCATTGGCCGGACTCCGCGCGCGAGATGACGGCGAAACCGTCGCGCATCGTGACGACGTAGGACTCGCCAGCGGTCCCGGCGTTAGAGGCGGCATTGAAGCCTGCAGCGATTTGACGGGCCGCCCAGGAGTCCGGTGCCGCGACTATCAGCCGGGCGGGACCGCGATTCGTGGCCGGGGTTGCGGGATTCTCCGGCGTGATCGGTCGCGCGCATCCTCCGCCCGACGCTTGCCAGCACTCATACAGTTTCGTCATTGTCTCGTTTCCTTTCGGCGCCCAGTCTGGGCAATGCGGACTCTAACCGTCCGGCAAACCCGCCCGCGTGATGCGAGCGGGAAAGCGGGACGGTTAGGCGGCGAAATAGAAAAGGCTGGCGAAGGCGAGCACGCGGCGTTCCTCCGCCTGGGCGAGCGTGTAGGACGTCCAAGGCGTGCCCCAGTCCTGATACTCGAGCCGGGCGGTCTCAGCCTCGCCGCGCTCGCTCAGATCGCCAATGATGCGCAACGCCGGGCCGCCCGTGCTCAAGAGGATCTGATATTCCGACGCCTGCAGCGTGTCATAGGGCGTGCTCCAGCCGGAACGGACGGACACGGCAAGCGGGTCTTGCTCCAGCCGCTCGCGCAGAGCGTCGGCGTCCTCAAACGTCTCGCCGTCAAACGATTGAGCCGGGGCGTCAATGTCGTTCGAGAGCGTGTCGTATGCCGTCATTCCGGCTTCAATAGTCTCGAGCCAAGATTGAGCATTGGCGATTGCGTGGTGAATCTCGGACATAGTCTTTCTCCAATAGGCGCCCAGACTGGGCAAACAGAACGCGACAGGCGTTCAAGAAACCGGCCGCCATTGACGGCCGGAGACTTGAGCGTCGGCTTAGCGGGTAAACTCCCAGGCGACCGCGTCGGCGTTGACGACACCGGTTCCGCCCGTCGGGACAAAGCGAACCGCTACGCCTGTCCATGGCGTGAAGTCATCCGCACTCTTGCCGCAAAACCGGTGCGGCTCGCCGATCACCACGACTCCCAGTCCCTTTGCGCCCGGCGCGATAAGCGAACCGGCGGCGCCCATGGGGATTGAGAGAGTCCAGCCGCGTTCCCATGCGAGCCGCTTAACCCGGTTCGCCTGCAATTCTTCGCCGCGATCTGCAGCGTCCCAGGTGTAGGGGTTGCGGTCCAAGCCATAGCCATGGGCTCGAGCGTCGGCACCGTCGGCGTTGAACGGTGCCGGATCAAACGGGGCGCAATAGCGAGGCGCGCGGGCGGAGATCGGAGCGGCCATTAGTAGGGCCCCCCGTCGCACTGGGCATCCGCCATGCAAGCTGGCGTCTGGGCGCACTCCGCATCCGTCACGCATTGCGCGGCCGGTGCCGTCGGAGTGAAGGCGATCCACCAAACCGCGATGAATGCGAGGCAGGCGAGAAAGGCGGGGGCGTGGCGAAGGGTGCGCATCGGTCTAAACCCTCGCCAGCCATGCCGCGACCTTAACGGCCGCCCACTCGACAAAGTCCGGCGTATCAAACGATGCGCCGCAATCCATGGCCGCATCCATAAGGCGCGACTCGGCCCTGGGCAGGCGGTGGACGTCCACATAGTCAACCGCCACAAGGACGGCCGTTAGGGCGGTTGATAGCCGCTCCATCTTGCCTTCGCTGATCATCGTCTCGTTTCCTCAAATGGGCGCCCGGTTCGGGCTAACAGGACGGCACATAGCGCGCGGCTAGGCGTTCGTCAATAGCGTTGCGCTATGATTATGCGGCCGCCCTCGCGTATGCAGCGCCGCGTATGAGGCGGGATCGCTCCCTGCTATCGCGGGCCGCCCAGGCGACGAATGGGCCGAAAACCGGCCGGTGACTCGAAACCGTCAACCCTGTTTGTCGCACAGTGTCCGGGCCGCAAACGCCCGCCACGCCTGAAAACGCGCCGGGTGCATAGTCGGATCACGCAATCGCGCACACCTTCCCCGAACCCCCCTCGCGCGCCCTCTCTGCCTGATCCCTCCGCAAACAGACGGCGCCCAGAACCGGACCGAACCGCACCCCATGGCCGGATCGCCCCTCAAACGAGCCCGACGCGAAGAACGCCAGGCGGATCAGCTCGCCACCTACGAAACCGTCAAACGGCGCGCCCTCTCCGAACCCCGCACCGAACCCGCCACCTATCATCCCGATCTGCTAACCGAGCTGCTAGACCTGGCCGGTGAAGGCTACTCCGCCACCGAGATCGCCGCGCACTGGGCTATCAGCGAAGAGACGCTAGAGGCATGGGGGAAGGCGCATCCAGCACTATCGGACACCCTCAACCACGCGCGCGCCCGCGAAAAAGCGTGGTGGCTAAGCCGGGCGCGGCTGGCGATCCGGGACGATAACAACAGGTTCCCTGCAGGCGCGTGGTCCCATGTCATGCGGGCCCGGTTCCCCGAATGGGACGACAAGCCGACGGTTCACTTAGACCTGGGCTCGCTCGTAATCGTGCACCGTAATCGGCCCGAACCGCTGCAAGAGCGGGCGGCCGGTGATGCTAAGCCGTTGATTGAGGGGCGGGCCATCAGACTCGCCCATAGTCCGACGGGCGAAGGGACCACGGACTCCAGCCTCTCCGACGGTGACGGCGGCCCGACGCACTCCGACGGCGAGTGACCCCGGCCGGGCGGGGGGTGCCCCCAAAAACGGGGCGCCAACGATTACCCACGGGGGTCACCCCACCAACTCTGACCCCCCACCCCCGACATGGCGAGCGGCTGTCGAGGGGGTCTGGAAATTTGGTGGACCCCCAGCCCCGGATTGTGCATCCTCGGCGGTGCGAGCGACACGGTGAATCTCCGGGCCGTAGCCTGATCTGTGAGGGTCGGGTGCCATGTGGGGGAAGCGGAGTCCCCACCTCGCGTCCGTCGCGTGCTCCGGCACGTCTCGGCCTTGAAATGCAGGTGCGACGGAAGCGCCCTCGGTTCGCGCCGGGGGCGTTCTGCTGTTCGGGTGCATTTGCGTCGCTTGGTGGGTCGGCGAGATTGTTGGTCATGGAAGCCAACGTCGTCAGCCTTCGCGGTGCCGCGGTCGAGAGTGACCGCCGGACAGAGTTTGTTCGCCGGCTGAACGCTGCGTTCGACGAGTTTGTGGCGAAGGCGCACGGTGAGCCTGAGGCGATGGTGGTGACGCTGTGCGGGTTGAAGCAGGGCTCGCAGACTTACTGGCTGGTTCAGGGCGATAGCGAGGGTGGCGCGCGTTCGGTCCTGGCGTTGGCGGCGCTGTCGGTGATGAAAGAGGCGGTCGACCCATGAGCCGGAATGGGACGCCGATCCAGAGACAGCGAGAGCGAGCGCGGCGGAGTTTGTCGCCGGAGAGGCGTGCGTTGGTGGTTGAGCGCCGGCTGGAGTTGCAGGCGGAGAGTGCGGTTGAGGTTGTGCTGGGCAATCGGCCGTTTGAGGTTGTGAACGTCGGCGGGACGGATGTGAAGCCGTTTCTGGACAAGACGGACGGCGATGCGCTGGTGACGCCGAGCGGGCTGGATACCGCGGTGGTTGAGACTGCGGCGATTCAGTTGGCGGGTGCGTCGAGCTATTTGTCGGCGTTTCAGGACACGGCGCAGACGCTGTCGACGACAGAGCAGAACTGCCAGGGAGTGACGTTCACGACGACGGGCGAGAACCTGGAGGTTTTTTTCAGCTTCTACATGAACGTCTGGCACCCGGCGGGAGGGGACATCGACATTACGCTGCGGCTTTATCGGCAGGGCACGCTGATCTGGGACTTTGTCGTTGAGGCGACGGGCGGTGACTTTGCGTTTGGCTGGCAGTCGGTGGTGGTGACGGACTCGCCGGCCGCTGGGAGTTACCTGTATCAACTGACCACGCAGACCTCTGTCGCCACGTTTGCCACGGCGACGGCGTCATCGAGGTTCCTGAGTGTGACGGAGCGCAAGCGATGAGCCGGGCAGTGGTGGTTGAGACGTCGACGGGCGCTGTGCAGCGGGTGCTGGTTGGCGATCCGACGATGATGGCGGATCAGGTCGCTGACGGGCAGTCCCTGTGGGTCGTGGGCGATGGCGACGACGGTGCCAAGATCAATGATCGGTGGCTGATCCTGGGCGAGGCCGGGGAGTTCGAGATCCTGCCGGGTGCGCCTGAAGGTGTCGCGGTGCCGGCGGGCACGGTTCATTTCGTGATGTCCCTGCCGTGACCCTGTGCGGGTGCATTCCGCGCGAGCGTTGACGCGGCCAGCCTGCGCTCCAACTGAGGAGCCCTGTCGATGCCAGCCAATCCCGAGTCCCTGGGCCTGCCCTACCCGCTGTTCTCGCCGCGGAACGATGACGGCGACCTGATCAATCCCAAGACTCTGTCGACCCGGGTGACGGAGTCGGGGACGTTCACGGTCCCGGCCACTGTTTCGCTGGTGTGGATCACCCTGGTCGGCGGCGGTGGTGGCGGCGGTGGTGGCCATGCGACCGGCGGTGCTGGTGGTGGTGGTGGCGGTGGTTGCACGGTTCTGCGGTTCCCGACGCCGGTGACGCCGGGCAGCACGCTGACGTTCGTGATTGGTGCCGGTGGTGCTGGTGGTGCGGCAGCGGCCAGCGGTTCTGTCGGCTTGGCCACGACTGTTTCGGGCGCTCTTGTTCCGGTTCCGTCTGGCTTCCCGGGCGGTAATGGCGCTGTTGGGGCGGCGACGAATGGCGGCTCCGGTGGCGCATCTGGCGCAACGGGCTTTGGTCTGACCGGTGGCGGCTCGTCTGGCACTGGTGGCGCTGCTGCTGGGGCGTCTGGTGGCGTTCCGGGGGCTACTGGCTTTCACCTGTCCGGCACTGGCGGCGGCGCAGGGGCGGGCACCGGCGCTGGCGGTGGCGGCTCAGGTCGCTCGTTCTTTACGCCCGGCGGCGTTATCGGCGGCACGGCTGTCGGTGGCGGCGGTGGTGGTGGCTCGACCATGGGCGAGGGCGGCGTGGGTGGCACGACGTCTGTTGCCGGCACGGCTCCGGCGGCCGGCCAGTATGGTGCCGGCGGTGGTGGCGGTGGCCGCAACGCGGCGGGCGCTGCAGGTTCGGCCGGCGTGGCGATCATCGAATACGTCGGCTGACGGCGGGGCGCATGGCGCAGCGCGTTTACACGCCCGACGGCGCTCAGCTTGAGCGGTATCTGGACAGCCGGGCGAACGTCGTCTGCATCCAAGGGCCGGTGCGTTCGGGCAAGTCGGTCGCGTCGATCATGCGGATCTACGAGGCTATGATGAACGTCGAGCCGGATCACACCGGCAAGCGGCGGTCTCGGTGGCTGGTCATCCGCAACAGTTACCCGGATCTGCTGAACACGACGATCAAGACCTGGCTCGAGTGGTTCCCCGAGAAGCTATACGGCACGTTCAAATGGACGCCGCCCTATCGGCACATGATGAAGTTCGGCGACGTCGAGGCCGAGGTGATTTTCCAGTCGTTTGCCGGCGAGGAGGACATTCCCTCGCTCAAGTCGCTGGAGCTCACCGGCGCATGGATCAACGAGGCGCAGTATTACAGCCGCAAGTTCGCGGTGGCCGTGCTGGAGCGGACGGGCTGGTTCCCGCGGCCGGGCGGCAAAGAGTTCCTGCAGATCGACATGAACGCGCCTCCGCTCGGCCATTGGGTGCCGATCATGCGGGGGGATGCGCCACCGCCGGAGGACTGGACGGAGAGCGAGCGCCGGGCCCACGTCAAGCCAGACACATGGGAGTTTCTGGTTCAGCCGGCCTGGTTCATCGAGAAGATGGACACGAGCGGCAGCGTCCTGTCCTACGAGATCAACCCGGAGGCGGAGAACCTGGGCATTGTCGGGCCCGGCCGGGTGATGGGCCTGCTCGAGGGGCGGACCAAGGACGAGATCGACGCGGATCTGATGAACCGGGTGATGATCTCGCAGTCGGGCCTGCCTGTGTTCCCGATGTTCGTGCGGGATTTCCACATCGCCAAGAAGAAACTGGAGCCGGTCGATGGCTTCCCGATTCACGTCGGGCTGGACTTCGGGCGCCGGCCGGCTGCGGTGTTCATGCAATGCGTCGGCGGGCGATGGTTCGTGCTGGGCGAGCTCACGGCGCTGAACACCTCGGCCGAGACGTTTGCGCCGGAGGTGAAGCGATACCTTGCCCGGCACTTCCCGGCGTGGATGGCCGCGGACGGCGACAAGGTCCATTTCTGGGGAGACCCGTCGGGCGACGACAAACGGTCCGAGGTCAACGACGGGACCGCGTTCGCCATTTTCCAGAAGAACGGGATGCACGTCCGCAAGGCCGACACCGGCAACCGGCGCACGATCCGGCTTGAGACGATGACGCGGCTGCTGCAGTCGTCGCCGAACGGCCAGCCGGCGATCATGTTCGACCCGCGTGCCTGCCCGAAACTGACGACAGCCCTGGGTGGGGCGTATGTGTTCAAGCGCAAGATGGTCAGCGGATCGCCGACCTACCACGACGAGCCTCTGAAAAACGAGTTCTCGGACCCGGTCGACGCCTGCATCGAGGCGCTGATGGGTGGTGGCGAGGGCCGCACGACAGTTGGCCGGACCGAGCGAGCGCGCCCGGTCAGCACCTTGCGGCCGGTCGATGTGTTCGGCCGCGGTCAGCGGATGGGTGCGCGAGCGTCGGTGTATCGGCGATGACGGGCCCGCTGGACGGTCGCCAGTCGATGAACTGGAATGTGGTGTTCGAGCGCGGCCGGACGCCATGGGGGCACGTCTATGCGTTCGCGTTTGACGCTGTGACCGGCGTCTGGATCGTCATTGATCCGCACCTGCGCTGGACTCGGGTTTTCACCGTGCCGCAGGGGGTTGCGTTCCGCCGCTGGGTGGCCGGCGTCGCGCCGACCGCCGAGATTTACCGGCTCCAGGGGCGCGGTCAGGCCCCGCTCGGCATGGGGTTTTTCTGCGTCGGCACGGTCAAGCGGCTGGTGGGCCTGCGTTCGGGTGCATTGTCCCCGAAGGGTCTGAAGCGCGACCTTCTCAAGGCCGGAGCGCGCCGAGTATTCCATGAAAACCAAGCAGCCCAAGGAAGACCCTCGCCTGAAGTCGCTTCGAGAAGCGGCCGAACGGCGGGCTGACGCCGACTACACCGAGAACACGGGCGCGCTTCTGGACGATGAGACTCGCCAGCGCATCCGCAAGTTCGGTGCGCGCGGTGGTGCGGGTGCGACGGCCGCTGCGAGAGCAGCCGCGGCCGCAGGCGCAGCGTCAACCGGCTCAGGCGGCTCAGGCGATCCTGCCACCTACTCGGGCGGAAGCGCGGGTTCCGGGCGTGGCTCGGGCGGCAGTAGCGGCCGGGCGGTTATGTTCTGATGGCGCTCCCGACCGAACTGGCAACGCGGATCGCCGCGGCCAAACTGGACTT